GACCACATATCTGCTCAAAGACAAAAGAGAAATCCCAAGAGACAGTTGGATAGAAATTGAAGTACGGCCCAACGACCTTGCCTATGTGACTATAGACATGTTCGTCAAGGGCTTTGTACAGTCCAGAGGAGGAGGAAACTACTAATGTCTCAGAAACCCATGTACAGCGCGGTGAATAATAGTCCTCAGACTACAATCACCGCATCAATCACTGCCACGGATTCTGAAATCCCCGTGGCGTCAATCGACTCACTACCGCCTGCGCCGAACATCATCACGATTGGCTCCGACGATGACGCTGAAGTAGTCAGATATAATGGCATAGACGGGCTCAAGCTTACCGGCTGCGAAAGAGGATTTGGTGGAACCACAGCAAAAGTATGGCTCCTTGATGAACTCGTGTACAGGGCATACACGAAGTATGACCATGATACCTTCAAGGATAACATCAGCGACCTCGACAGCAACAAGCTTGATAAGACCGGCGACGGCACCGAAGTAACCGCTGCGTTCACAGCGTCAACGCAGAGAAGCAACATCGCTACCGGAGAGAAGATGGGCACGGTATTCGGCAAAATCGCAAAATGGTTCGCAGACCTCAAGAGCCTTGCGTTCCTAAATACTGTTGGAACATCTCAGGTTGACGATGCAGCAATCACCAACGCCAAGCTTGCTGACATGTCAGCAAAAACCATCAAGGGCAATGCCGGCGCAGGAAAAGCGCCCCCCACAGACCTTACTCCGGCAGAGGCCAGAACCATCATCAATGTTGCTGATGGAGCTGACGTTTCCACCGATACTCTTGAAGCCGCTCCCACGTCTGATACTCTCGATAATGCTGACAAGCTCCACTTTATCGATGTATCTGGAGGCACTGGTGAGCGGCTCAAGTCCGTTCTCTTTTCCACAATCATCAGTAAAGTGAGAACTGCACTTTTTGGCTCTGTCAGCGGCATAGCTAAGGTTGATGGCTCTGGCAACGTCACAGCCGCGAAAAGCGGCACTGACTATCAGGCGCCCCTGAGCTATCCTATTCCGCTCGGCAATGGCGGCACTGGCGCAAGTACCTCCAAAGCCGCCCTCGACAATCTGTTGCCCGCAGGAGGCGCTGAAGGCAACTTCCTGAAGAAGACTGCTGAAGGTTACGCATGGGGCGCTGTTGAGGGCGGTGGAGGCATGCTCCCCATTATCCACGTCACTGCTGAAGCTGGTACGCTTGTCGCAGTGACAAAAGGCGAGACTGTAATCAACGGAGTTACAGGCGATGACGGCAAGTACACCTTTGAGATACCCGAGAGGGGCGTCTGGACAGTCAGCGATGGCAACAGGAGCTTCAGCGTAAATGTTGACCACTGCACAGATTACGAGTGCAACTTCCTGTACACAATCATGGGCGTATCAAGAAGCACACTCGCGTCTGCTGTAGAGTGGGCCAGAACCGACGCTGCTGTTGGACTCAAAGTCACCGCCTCCATCGGCACGTCAGCCGGCAGCTCAGACTTCGATGAGATGCCCATTTACAAGGACATCGAGCGCGTCACCCTTTCCACTGGCGACGTGATGGTTAAGATACCTAAGTTCTGGTACAAGCGGTATGTAGACTCCAGCAACGTGGAGCACATCAAGATTGCAGACAAAGCTGTCGATGGCTTTGCTCTGCATCCTGCTTTCCTCAGGAACGGCGTGACCCACGACTTTATCTATGTAGGCGCGTACAAGACTACCACCGGTCATACCTCCAAGGCTGGTCTTGCACCCTACGTCAACATCACGAGAGCTGCATATAGAAACGGTGCGAGAGGTAAAGGCTCCGGATGGGGTATTATCGACATCGCAGCCGTCTCTGCTATCCAGATGCTCATCCTTGTTGAGTTTGCGACCAACGATGTGCAGACAGCAATCGGAGCTGGCTGGTCTAATGGTTCCGCAGCCAAGAACACCGGCACCTGTGATTCTGTGCCTAACCTCACAGGTCGTCCCGCTGGAACCTCTAACACCGTTGACGTCGTATGGCGCGGCATAGAAGGTTTTTGGGGCAACGTGTGGGAATGGACAGATGGCCTCAACTGGAACAACGGCATTTACTACGTCAGTAACAATCCTGCTGTTTATGCCGACGACACTTCCACCGGCTATGAGGCTCTCGACTATCAGGGCTCTACCGGCTGGTCTTCCTCCTATATCACTGCGCACGGGCTCGATGCAGACCATCCGTGGGCGATGCTTCCTTCTGCTGCTGGTTCAGGAAGCGCATCAACCTATTACGCTGATGGATGCTGGAGCTCGACAGGATGGCGCGTTTTCGAACGTGGCGGCCCCTGGAGCGACGGCCCCATCGATGGCCTCTTCGCGGCGGATCTGTCCCGTGCCTCTTCCGGTACGAACTCGAACTGTGGCTCGCGCCTCCTTTATTTAGCCCCCTAAGGGGTTGGTAAGGGGAAGCGCACTTCCCCTTACATTCTTATAAAAGCAGCACACTAAATCTTTTGGCGATACGACAATAGGCTCAGGCTTATGGTTACGAGCGCGTTTTCAAACGTGGCGGCAACTGGAACAACGGCACCATCGATGGCCTCTTCGCGGCGAATCTGAACAATGCCTCTTCCGATACGAACTCGAACTATGGCTCGCGCCTCCTTTTGTATATAGCAGCAACGTTTGCCGCATCGCCGTGCCCCATGGCAAAAAACTGTTTAAGGGAGTTGGCTTAGTAGGTTAAATCTCGAAAGGCCAATATGAAACAAAAGGCTATGAAACGAGTTGGATTTATTTATGAGGATATGGTGAGCGTCGAGAACTGCAAAGAAGCGATACTCGAAGCCTCAAAAAGAAAAACACGCCGGCCTCAGGTCAAGGCAATTCTGAAGGACTTGGACTTCTATGCCGAAGACTTATCCGAGCGCATGAAAAACCACACTTTTGTAACGCCCTACCGTCCGAGAATAATTTGCGATGGACTCTCTGGTAAACAGAGGGAAATCCAAGTGCCTGCTTTCTATCCAGACCAATGCGCACACCACGTCATTGTTCGTGTGATAATGCCCTTGGTTTTGCGCTCTTCTTATTATTGGAGTTGCGCGAACATTCCCGGTCGCGGAAACGATCACGCGAGCAAAGGCATAGAAAGAGCCACAATTAAGGACCTGAAACACGCTAAGTATTGCGTCAAATGCGATATTCGCAAGTTTTATCCCAGTATTCCACACGATAAGCTCAAGGAGTGTATCAAGAGGAAAATCAAGGATAAGAAAGCTGTATCAATCATTGAAGAAGTCATAGACAGCCACCCCAAAGGTTTGCCTATCGGCAACTACACCTCTCCTTGGTTTGCTGAGTTATATCTGCAAAATCTTGATATGGTTATCAAGCAGAAGTGCAAGATAAAACATTACGTCAGGTATGCAGATGATACTGTACTCATCGATTCGAGCAAAAGAAGGCTTCGTAAAGCGCTGAAGGCAATGCTTATAGAGTGCAAACGGCTCGGCTTGGAGATAAAGAAAAATTACCAACTTTTTCTCATTAAAAAGTCAAGCGGGCGTGGCAGAAAAATTGACTTTGTTGGCAAATGCTATGCGAGGTCCTATGCGACCATTAGAAAGGCGAGAGCCTTGGCATTTATGAGGCAGAGCAGAAAAATCCAGAGGCTACAAAGAAACGGGATGAGGATCCCGTTCAAGGTGGCTTCTGGATTTCTTTCTCGTAGCAACTGCCTGCTTAGAACCAAGTCATTCGGTCTGAGGAGAAAGTATTATGACCCTATTGATATCAAACAGCTAAAGGAGATAGTGCGAAATGAGAGTAAGAGGAAACTTGCAGCCCAATGTTCTTGACATTGAAGAGCATCCCAGGCTGAAAGGTTATGCCATGGTCAAAATCCGTGAAAACATAGTTCCATTTGCAGAAATGGACACCAATGGAGCTGAGGTGTTTGGCTATGAGTATGATGAGTATTCTATGCCTGTAAAATTCTATAGCAACCTTCAGCATGACATTGAAAGCGCATTTGACTCTTGGATTGCCACTGGAAAGTCTCTTGAGTTCAATGATAAATCCAGTGAAGCGGTACGCATTTCCTCAGAGAGCGCAACAAGAAAGGCGGCCCTTGAGGTTTTTGGCGTTGCCGACATGGATGTGGCAATGGATGAAGCAAAACGCATCCGCGCTGTCGTAGAGAAGATTTCTCCTTATGCGGACGATGCTACTGCTCTTGAAGCTCCTGAAATTTTCCCGCAGTGGAAAGCTGGAGAATATGTAAAAGAGGGAGAGCGCAGGTATCATTCTGCAACCAAGAAACTTTACAAGGTGAAGAAAGGGCAGTCTCATACTACTCAGGAGGATTGGCCTCCTAATTTGACACCTGCCATGTGGTCTGTTGTAGCACTCCCTGACGAAACGGGAACAGCCGATAACCCCATCGAGGCAGCTCGCGGGATGGAGTACGAATACGGCAAATACTACTTTGACCCTGAAGATGGCAACACCTACCTTTGCAAGCGCGAGAACGAGATTGGTACAATTACTTTAGATCACATGCCCCACGAGCTCGTTCTCCACTATTTTGTGTTAGTTGAATAAGAGATAGAAAGGCGCAGCTTTTGCTGCGCCTTGTGCTTTTTGAGGAGGTGGTGAAAATGAAGAAGCTGATATGAACCTACTGGAAACCGTAGAGGCACTGTGTCAAATCGTCCAGACGCAGAGCCAGATAATCTCTCGCCAAGCACTTCTGATATCAGAGTATGACAGCATTGAAAGCTCTGAACTCACAAGAATCAATGCGAGCATTGCTGAGGTTGAAAGAATGTATAGCGACCTCATGGACGAAGAATGAACGAAGGAGTGATGCTTATGTATCACAAAGCAAGAAACGAGGTGGCAGTACATGATTGACGTTCAACTTATGTACAACACCTTGCGTGCAGCCGGCATGACCCACGAAGGCGCTTGCGTCCGCATGGGCGGCAGCAAATCAGAGTGCGCCATGATAGCCAACAACGTAGAGGACCGCTCCGGCATCAACGACGCCGTATACACTGCTCAGGTGGATAACGGCATCATAAGTCGTGAACGGTTTGCTACAGACGGATTCGGATATGGCGCGGCACAGTGGACGTTTCCCCCGAGAAAGAGAAAGTTGTATGATTTCTGCAAATCTCAGGGGACGAGCATAGGTGACGAAGCAGCTCAAATCAAATTTATGATTAAAGAGCTGAA